CTACTGAATATAACTTCACCCATCCCTCTGTCTTGGTCAGCATCAATGTCTACCATAAAGTATCCAATACCTTTAGTAAGACTATCAAGAACTACCTGACTATATATAGATTTTCCATTAGACAGATGCCAACAATAGTCTGCTATGTCTGAATGAACTTGTGCAATATCAGTATCATCTCCTGTTACACCTACTGCTTTCCATCTAGGATTATTAGCAGTAACAAAGTATTTCATTATCTCAATAATAGGAGTTACCCTATTAATTGTGAATGTAGGCATCCCAGATTCTTGTAATACTTCTATTTCTTCTTTAGTTAACTGCTCATCAAGATAGAAATCATAACCTTTCTGAGATACTGACTGCCATTTAGAACGATATGATGTATTCGCTCTATCCCACAGTTGTTTATTCTTTCCAGCTTTTGTCTTTTGTGTTTTTCTTGCCATTAATATTTTCCTGACCTTCGTGAACCTCTTTCGAGGCCTTTATCTATTCTTTTTTGTTTAGATTTTGCTCTTCTTTCAGCTGCTAAATCACGACTTTGCCTATTAGCAATTCTTTGTTGTTCTTCAATATGAGCACCTCTTACTTTCTTAGATTGTTTTAAAACACCTCCAGCTACTCCTTCAGTAGTAATATCTGGTACTTTAACAAACTTATTAAATCCTTCATGTTTATTAATAGATTGCAGTTTTCCTTGAACAAAAGGTATATCGTTAGTTTCAGCGGCATAACTTAATTCATCCCAAGCCCTCGCAATAATTCCATCTATACCACTTTTTTTACGCTTTTTTTTACTAAGTGTATCTGCATATTTTAATAAATTATCTCTCCATCCCTGAAATAAAGATTTTGCTGTATTAGCTTTCTTTATTATTCCAGCAGGAGATACTGCTTCAATAGCAAAACCAGGGCCTCCTTTGACATCATATTGTTTATCTGGGAAAAATCTTTCATATAA